TCAGGAGAACCAGCTGCCGAACCAGCCGTGGAGTTTCATCAGTACGAAGTCGATCATCCGGCTGAAGAAACCGCCCTCTTTCACCGGCTCCATGACGATCAGCGGGCGCTGCTCGATGGTTTTATCATTCAGCTTAAAGTCGATAGTCCCGACCACCTGCCCCTTTTCCAGCGGTGCGGTAAGCTGCGGCTGATTTAAGGTGTAGCTGGCTTTCAGGTTTTTCAACTGGCCCTTCGGCAGGGTGATAGAGCCCGCCTCGCCGGCTCCCAGTTTCGCTTCGCTGCTGTCGCCAAACCACACGCGCTGGGTGACGAAGGTGGCATCCGGTTTAATCGGCGTCACGGTTTCATAGAAGCGGAAGCCCCAGGTCAGCAGTTTTTCTGACTCGTTAAAGCGAATACGGTCAGTTTTGGTCCCCAGTACCACGGCGATCAGACGCATATCACCCTGGGTGGCTGAGGAGACCAGGTTATAGCCGGCCCCGGCGGTGGTCCCGGTTTTCACACCATCGGCGTTGAGGTTGGTGCTCCACAGCAGACGGTTGCGGTTCGGCTGGCGAATTTTATTGAAGGTGAACTCTTTCTCTTTATGTACCGCGTACTCTTCCGGCACATCGTGGATCATCGCTTTGGTCAGCAGCGCCATATCGCGGGCGGTACTGAACTGACCCGGCGCATCAAGGCCGTGGACGGTCATAAAGGTGGTGTTGGTCAGCCCCATTTTTTTGGCATAGCCGTTCATCAGGCTGACGAATGCGTCCTGGCTGCCCGCCACGTAGTCGGCAATGGCAATGCTGGCGTCGTTACCGGACTGAATAATGACCCCTTTGTTCAGATCTTCCACCGAGACCTGCATGCCGGGCTTGAGGAACATCACCGATGAGCCGCGCAGCGCCGGGTTGCCGGTCGCCCAGGCATCACGTCCGACGGTCACCATATCGGTGAGCTTGATTTTTCCCGCTTTTATCGCCTGCCCCACCACGTAGCTGGTCATGATCTTCGTCAGACTGGCCGGGTCGAGTTTTTCATCGGCATTGCCTTCGCTGAGCACCTTCCCGCTGGCGTAGTCCATCAGGATCCAGGCGCGAGCGTCAATCGAAGGGGCGTCGGGGAGTTGTTCTGCAGCCTGCACCGCAGGTGCGACAAGAAATAACAGCGCGCAACCTGCAGCGAGGCCGCGAAGGGAAAAAGCGTCATGCATCATAAGAGCCACCCAAGTATCCTTTCCAAACAAAATATGCCGCACCACTCTGACCGCGCCGCAGCAACCGGTGAGTAAAGCGTACAAATGACCTTAAAGAAACAGCGAGTTGGTAAAGTTTTTAAAGTTTACGCAATAACGTGCCGCTGTGCTTTAATCAGAACAACTTTTTTGATCGTGATTGCCTAAATATTAACTTTATTATGGCAAGAAAAAACTTACCGTTCAAAAATCAATGATATAGCCACATTTCAATAAGATACAAAAATTTATGGCAAGACAAATGCGGACAAATGCGGACATTTGGTTGCCCCAAATCATGCCCCAAACGCCGATTTGCCCCAAAATCTGCCCCAAAATTGCCAGCCTCTGCTCTCAAAAAGCCCATCAGGGATGATAATGAAGTTATGGACTGATTTCATCGAAGGTCGCGCAGGTGAGTAAGCCATTTCGCCAGCTCTTCAAACACCATGATGCTATCAGCGCCACCGCCGCCGGTACAACCAACAGCAACTAAACAACGGTGTTGTCCCCGCGGGCATCGCAGATAGTAAATGTCACGACGCCGATAACAATGACATCGTCCAGAGCCTCACCTTCGATCGCTTCGCCATCCTCGGTAATCAGAGACTTTCCTCTAAGCGTGGCAAGTTCCGTCCCGCCGCCGTGCTGGATCAGAACCTGACTACCCTGCTTTGGTTTCAGGGAGACATCCAGCACAACGTAACCGCCAGATTGCTCGATGACGAGAGTATTTGGACCGACATTGCAGATCGAGTTAACCGTTAATCGCTGTTCCGTGTAGTCCGTCGCGGGTGATGGAAAGCCCATTACAGAACCCTCCCCATGTTGGCCATCATCCACAGGCGGTTTTCGCTGTGCTCTGCCGTTTTGTCGACGAAATAAGACTGCTCGCATGCGATCCAGGCGTTAGCCTCCACCTCGGAAAAGTGGATGCCGCGCCGGCGCAGCACGGTAACGAAGTCGCGGGTGTGAAGGTACTGGAACCCCTTGGAACTGCGCAAAATGGACTCGCGGAAAGCCGCGGCGATGTCTGACTGTCGAAGCATGATCTGCCATCCGATAAACACTGTTTTTATATACAGTAATTTCATTGCTGCATCAGATCAATACAGGTATCGTCTATCGATCAACTACACCGACACAACACAATGATTTTTAACTGGCGACCGGAAAATATTTATAAATAGTCTTCACACCCACCCCGATCACATCTGCCACCTGCTGCCGCGTTGCTCCGCTCGTGAGCATTGCCAAGGTCGACGCTTCATAAATTCACATTGACATAATATATGCTTCGTGATTTATTTATTTTTCAGATGATTTTTCTCAGTAATCGATATTATCACGTGATACCTAGAAGGTGTTTACAATGAAAAATGAAGATGTTGAAGAGTTAATAGCAAGAATAAAAAAAGATTTCAATAGTCTGTCTACAACTGCCAACGATGCATTAACCGATGATGAAATAGAGAAACTATCAGCAATAGATATAAAACAAATAGCTGAAAACATCAGAAGCGCCCTTGACTATATAGCTGTTGATATAATCAAATCCACTGAATTACAAAACATCAAAAAAATATACTTCCCTTATGGAAGCTCCATTCAAAAGTTAGAATCAATAAACAAATGGATGCCTGAGCTAAAGAAAATAAATCAGAACTTATACCAATCATTAATTAAATATCAAGATTTTAACCTTCCAGACTCCGAGAAATGGATCATTCAATTATGTAACCTAAGTGTTAAAGTCAAGCATAATGAATTAGAGCGCCCTGCAAGAAATGAAGATGGCAAAACCACAAAAATAGCGAACATTTTTCAAGTTGATGGGACGTCCACCGTTAAAATCGGGAACCTAACTTACTACGATGAAAATGGTGCGATGGGAAATGCAAAAAACATAAATATTACACCTTCAACAAAGACCAGAGATTTAAAGGAAAAATTCGACGGAACAAATATCCCATCCAGCATCACTTTCAAAAGCGTATCATTTTTAACAAGCTCAGGGTGTGATATAATAAAAATACTAAATAACTCCATACATTATTTGCAATTGATTTACCAAGAAATATATTCAGCTATGTGAGTTTTAATATAAAGCAACTGGAAATTAGTGTGGGAGATGGATACAATCCAAATCCCTTACCCCGCCCATGCCAGACACCAACCGGCAAGTGCAACCTCCATTTGATGCGCGATATTCAAGGAGTCCTCCTGATTTTTCAGTCCAAATCTGAACTTGAGTTGCCAGCATAGCATCAACTTCGTAACCCTCAATATATTCAGCCAAAAGCTCCACCTTTGAACGTTCTAAAACATCAATCGCATCGCTCATGTGCCATTCACTTTCATATTTGGCATTTAGTTTTATATAAGACTTAATACTTAACTTATCTCTTGAAATTACCACGTAGCCATAAATTGAATCTTCATCTGGCAACAGGATGAAATTCTTATTAAAATCTCCAATTGTTATTTCACTTCTATTGCAATAATTTCTTAAAAACTCAACAGCCTTCAGCTCTTTGAGTTTATCGCGTAATTGTGCCAGCTCCGCCCTGGTCCTGTCGCTGACGGGGTACTGCGGGAATCTGGCTGTCATCCGCTCGATACTGGAAATTCGGCCCTGAATCAGTTGAATGTTAATTCTATTTTTATCATTCATGTTGATGCCACCTATTAAGTCAGTCGTAAAGCCGCCTGGATGACAGAGCGGCTATCATGTTATTAAATTGAGAACAGTGCAATATTACTGTCCAGACTCTCCAGTAAAACTGCCGCACCGTCATCTCCTGTGACGGTAAATAAATTTGGAGCCATGCGTAGTTTAGTGTATGGGTGAATATTCGGTGATTCATCATCCCCGCTACCCGATAAAACAACGGTATATTCATTACCCTCGGTGAGTGACCCCACGCGGCACCCCCTGGCTTCAGCGCAGGTCAGCGTTGTGCCAGCGACTGGTAATTCATAGTCAGACATATTTTCTCCTGTTAACCTAATTCCAGTTCGGCATATGAATCGACAACAGAAGACGATGCCATTGAATAGTAAGCCTTCTGTCCTTTAGATACTTCGAACGTACCGCTAAATGTGCCTGCTACTCCAGCTGCGTACATGGCCGGTTTACTGTCCACTCTGGCTATGAAATTTCCCCCGGCCGCATTAACTGTAGCCACCACATAAACGCGTTTTGTCGGCTTGCTGGTATACTCAGTTTCAACTGTACTCATCCCCCAGTTAATACGCAGGCGACGCCCACTGCCGGTGGTGCGGGTCCCGCCCACGTTCACCTCGGTATCCGGAGTGTGCATTTTCACGATGCAGTCATAGTTCGGCATGTATACCGGTTCAGCATCGTAGTTACCAAGAAGGCGAACGTTGTCGATTTTGATATGCGACGTGGACAGTGAGCCACCGTAAATCGCGTAGGCGTATTCCGATGTTCTGCCGTTAACGTTCCACTGGATACGCCCATCTTCCAGTGTCAGGTTTGCCAGCATCTCATCATCGACATGGATACAGTGCTTACTGGAGTAAGCATATTGGCCATTGCCATTCACAACGTTTATCTGCTTAACATGCACATCGACTGTCGGACTATTAGATGTACCCGTATACGACGTATTGTTTGTTATGCTAATAGCCTGGTTAATATGATACCCCTCCAGGCTGTCAAATAGCACATTTGCCGCAGAGCCGATACGGAAACCGCAGTTAGCGCCAAACAGCCTGGATTGCCCAAACCGCACCCACGAATTTACAATATCCATGACGAACAGGTCTTCAGTCTGTTTAACAGTCGCGCTCGCCCCGGCGACACCGAGATGATGGCCGACATATACACCCTGACTATCAAAAATTTTTGCGTTGGCTACTCCGAGCAGCAAGTAACCAAACCTGATTGAGTTACAGATATTTACAAGTAAGTCGGAACCTTCATATTTATGAACAACAACATCATAAATAGCGTTGAATACAGATCCGTGAGTACAGTCCAGTTCCCAAATACTGCTGAACTCACCAAATCCATTAGTCCCCGCCATATACACCGCGCCACCACTCAGGTAGGCATTCACGGTTGACGGATACATGCCCTTCACACCCTGTGAGGTGAGGAATTTAGTACCGAATGTGGCGAGCCCGTAGCCAGGGTAATTAACAATATCAATGTGAATCTCTGCGCCAACAACGACGGTTTCAAGCTGGACGGCAATGGATGAGTTAGCTGGTGTTGTAGTATCAATACCGGCAATACCTGTCCCTCCCTGAATAACAACGTTCACGTAAGGACGATAACAGCGTATAAATTTAAACTGTGCAGATCCGTTAAATTTAAATTCGCCAACAACACCACAGTTAAAACCCGAGTAGGTATTGAGGTTATAGCGCGTCTCCAGATTAGTCCTGAACTGATAAACGGTGTCAGTTATTTCAACCGTATATGGTGTGTCATTGATAATGACCCGACAGTTATAACCGTCTGCGTTTTTCGATGCTGCAAATGCCGCTGCAAATGCCGCATCATCACGTAACCCGCGGGCGTAATAGACCGATAAACGAACAATACGCCCGGAATAGAGCATCGGGCTCAGTGCGTCCTGTACGTTGATTTTCTCTTCAAGCGCAACAAGCGTACCACCACTACTCCCCTCTTCTTCTGAACCTAGGTTTTGGCGAAGCATGTCACCATCCATCAGAACAAAGTGAGTAACGTCGTTCACAAAGCTAGTTGCATCGGTTCCGGTGGTCGTAAAGCCGACGTCAGTAGCAGCATTCAGGCGGTAATACTGGTTGTTATAGCGGATGTACTGGTTACGGGCACTGAACTGGAATGGGCCATTTTCGTAATCCCCAAGAAATACATACCCAGAAGACACGAGAAAGTGTTGAAACCGGTTTTCTTTATCCGCTTGAGAAGCATCAAAAGTGGCTTCCTGCTCGACTATCTGGCTGGTAAATCGGGATTCAAAGTCACTCAGTTTTACCGAAAATGCAGACTCCAGTCCGAACCATGACATACGGCTACGACCGAGCCTATCAGTCCATAAGGATGAAGTTAAATCATTGAGTGCAAGGTCCAGATTCTGAGCGTTATCAAAAACGTTACGCATGTCTGCCGACGGAACCGGATCCCGCGTTAAATAAAATGGCATAGTGGTGTTACCTCAGAAGCGGATCAGGCAGGAATTTCAGGCCAAACGATATCGGGTGCCGTAGATGTATCAATGCGGTTCAATGCAACGCGGTATTTTTTCCACTCAGCCAGTTTCGTAAATTCTTCTTCAGTCTGGATACCAAGCTCTATAGCGTCGTTTAGAGGAGCTATTTTTGCGTTTGCTTCGCGCATCAATTCGGTCAATAGCTCAGTAGCATTTCTCACTTCAGCCAGGTGTTTAGCTTCTGTATCGTCAACCCAGTTATCGCCATCCCATTTTTGATATTTGTCCGCTGGCGCCTTCGTCGTTACCCCTTCTGGCAGTTCTCCGAGCGCTGAAATCTCAATAGGTTCTCCAGACACTGTGCTGTATACGGTTTTTCCGCGATGGTCCTCAATAAGAGACCACAGCCCAGCAGCTATATTGAAAACCGCTGCTTCTCCGGGTCCTATTTCTGGCGGTGTTATTTGGGTGCAGCAGGCTGGCAATCCAGTGTGAGGCGGGATTGACAACTCTTCAAAGCATGCCAACTCCCCCGTGTCGTCACTGATATGATAAACGGTTACAACCTGTGTTTTATCAGACATTTCAAAAGTCATTATGCGAGCCTCACGATGTAGTTGAATGCGATGTTTTTAACGGTGTTTTCTGCATTACCAGTAGCATCGACCGTGATGGTATGTGAGTGGGCCCCAATTACTACAGAGTGTGTATGTGCGCCTGCAGTAGATGTCACACCAAAATTATTCCCACTATTATTGCCAACCTCCTGATCACTCCCCCCCTGTTTCTGCATAGCAGATCCCCACGTGTGGGAGTGGTCACCGTTACTACTCGTGACTTTAGTTCCAAGATCTGTTGATGAGGCAGATGCTGTGTGCGAGTGGGATTTAACACCATCTTGCTCCTGTGATAACACCGCACGCCCGGTAGCTGGTTTCCCTTTAATGGTCCAGTTACGCATGTCTGGAATTACACCTGACGGGTACGCAGCAGCCAGTAACGGATATGCCGTCGGACTAAATGTTTGCCCCTGCATAAATGCGAAGTTTCCCTCTGCGGGCAGACTATCTGAGGGCCAAGGGATGGGGGTTCCAACTGGAAGCGCACTCCGCGCAACAGAATTAACTGACATGGTAATCAGGGATACAAGCTTTGCTGTGTCACCATCATCAAGCACATCCTCTCCGGTTGTCTCAGCCATGAACTGAGCTAAGACGCTCGCCATAACGGTCCCCTGCCGCAGCGCTTTATTAATCTGGGCGGCCCTGGCCAGCCCTGCAGTAAATCCTGTGGAAAGGGCGATCAAACCTTCCCATTCCGCCTGTGATGTCACATTTGAGCCAGATGCAATGGCAAATGGTTTAAAGTTGTTAACTGGCATCAGAAATTTTCTCCCCATGCACCGGACTCAAATCCAGCGATATAGTCGTTTTCGACATCAAAACCAAAGAATTTATATCCATTAGAGGGCGTAACCGTTTCTCTAACTCTTACTCCGGCCGCTTTTACCGTAAGGAGGCCAGCACGAACCACAAAAACAAACTCAGCGGGAAGTTTATCTATTGGGTTAATGTCATATCGCGATGGTGTGTAATCATCAGGAAGAGAAATAAAGGGCCCACGATTCATACCTGAATCAAATATCAATCGATCTGTTACAGACATTAAATATTCAGAATCAATGACGATGAGTACCGAGACGGTCATATCCTGATTATCAAGGATAATCATTTTAATCCCAGTACCAGCGAGTGCTGTTTCCAGAATATCAGGCAGCGTGCCATTCTGACCATTCCAGCTGTTAATCCCTATCCTAGCTTTTAACACTACACGGTATACATCATCACTGAGGTAAGTTAAGGCATCAGAAGACTGATATGGGCCAAGCCAGATGCCTTGGTCCCAACCAACACGATCTTTATCCCATTCAAGAAAAACTCCAGATATTGGCGCTGCAACTGTCCGGGCCACACCGATCCATTTTCCAAGAATATCGAGTTGCGCTCCTACTCCTGTATCTATGTCGAATGCCGAGATAAGGCCATAGACAGAACCAGATATATCAATTAGAGGGCGCGTGGACAGGTCAATATGCTTTACAAACTTTGGTTTTCCTGCATGGTAGTTAGAAATGAGTTCGGTGTATTTACTCATGTCATCACCGTTATTTCTATATTTTCCACGCTACATGATACAGCCTCGTCATATAAGACGGTTAAATTCGCCGCTGCTACAGAATCAGCTGACCGACCTATCAATAACTCCATGATATCGTAATATCGCGCATTCCCACCACTGACTACACCAAGGTTTGCAGGAGAATAAACACGACTCAACAACACACTATCACCGATAGCGAGAGAGTTAATGTAAGAGGCCACCGCCGCTTTCATTTCATCACCAACATCAGAAGTGTATCCGGTTAACGCCCTCAGGGTGATTGACACGAACACCGGAATATCTACGGGACGAGAGAATCGAATGGTATAAGGATTTCCATACCTATCCGTGACAACCACGGCAGTCATGCCGAAGGTTGAAACTCCCTGCCCCTTTACGCTTCGGATGGTATTGGCAATCACTGTTGCATCCCCTCCCTCCACAACAGCTGAAATAGAGTGCGCCGGCAACCCGTTCGCATCCGTTACCTCAGTATCATTCTCAAACAGCTTATGACGAGTCACGCCTTCAACGTTGGCAATCGCTCCATCTACCGCATCAAACGGTGTAAGAGACGCCAACGCGACGCTTTGCGACTGCCTTACGCGTAGCTGCGCATCCGTCTCTGCAGCAACACCTACCGTGGCCGCCAGCGGGTTAGTCACCGAAGACCATCCGCGCGTCGGCGTATTGATTCCGTTTACCGATCCCACCACCGCAGCTACTGCACCAGCATTCGCACACGTGGCCGTCGCCACCACAGTGCCATCAGAGCCAATAACCACCGTTGCAGGCAGATTCCACACCACGCTGTTTGTGTCGCGTACCGAGCCATTGGTAATGGTTGTGCCGATAGTGCCGGTCAGCAGCAGATCGACAGTTGAGTTAGTCGCTGCAAGCCGGGTGATGCCGTTAATTTTAACGTTGCTCGTCAGTGCATCTGACAGGGCCGTCGCCGGCGAGAACGAACGGTAAACCGAAATAGCAGTATTGTTGGCATCGTGAACGGCCAGCGCCACGAGCGCTATCATCTGGCCGTCTTTGCTGTCCGGGTCAAGATAGGCATCACTGCCATAAATCTGCTGAAAATAGCCGGTGATGGTGTCCAGAACGGTCTGATAGTCGGGCGCACTTATCCCCTCAGCGGTTACCGTTGCCGATAAGCCGAGTGTGTCGAGGTCCAAAGACATTACGCCTCCGAAGTTACTGTGGTTGTCCCGTAGATGGTTTCCACCGTTGCAGTGAACGTTACACGGCGCGTGGTACCGTCAACAGTGGTATTAAATGCAGTGATTGAGCTAACCCCCTGCGTTTCGAGGATCTGCTTGCGGATAGCGAGGTTGTAGGTATCCGGTTTTTGCTTACCCAGAACGGACTGAATCCAGGGCGTACCTTCTGTGGTGTCCAGAAACCACTGTCCGTACCAAAGCAGAAAGCGCGTTTTTATGGCCTGCGCGACAGCCTCGGGGGAGTTAACCAGCCAGGTACCATCGCCCTGACCGAAGGTGTAATCCCCATCATCATCTTCTCGACGGTATCGCATATCATCCTCCCAGTGGTGCTGTACTGCTGCCACCAGGCTCAACGCCACCATGCGTATGCTTATCAACGATTGAGCCATCCACCAGCTGCAGGCGGCCGTCCGAAAGAATTTTAAGCCCGTTCAGGTTAAAACCTCCCGGCGCCGTGCCGTTGATAGCTCCGCTGGCAGGATTAAGGCTCAACTTTGTCTCCCCGTCATCGCTGCGAAGCTCTACTGCACTGGTGCTGATACCGCCGATTTTCTTCGCCTGAGACTGCGGGCCGACAATGCAGAAGGCATCCGACAAATCATGCATGCGCTCGTCTACCGGTTCCTGAACACCTCCGCTTTGCCACCAGAAATCAATGCAGCGGTCGGCAAAGATAACCAGGCACTCATCACCTTCTTTGATCGGGAAAGTCAGCGTACAGCCGCCGCCACGAGGAAAGACGACGGTAACATCCACCAGCAGCGGATAGTCCTTTGTGCTTTTGTTGCCGTCGTTATCGCGTTCGATGTAGCGGATAGCCGGCTGCACTACGGCGGTCACTGCGTCAGGATCGAAAGACTGGATGATGCCGGGCATTGCAACACGAAGCTGTTCGTTAAGCGTCTTCCTCTCTGACGCCAAAACCTGCGCCAGCGCCCCACTGCGGGTTTTATCGGATATCGCCATTTACTTTACTCCGGGCATTAAAAAACCCGCCGAAGCGGGTTAAATTGTTAACAGATAAATGCTTTTTTACCAAAGTGGCACTACTGGGATTAATGGTCTTTGATAACCAGAAAGAGCTACTAAAGCACTTACATAAGAGGAAATGTAAGGAAAAACAATAGATTCCGTACGCGCTTCATCTATGATCTTTTCAGCTTCGTCCTCAGAGACATCTCTTTCAAAACGGATAATAAACTCCGCTATTAGGCTTACTTCATAGTTCCCGTAGCTTACAAGTTTTGCATCAGCTGTTAACTTTGCTGTAGATGAACTTCCTTCGTTGAAGCTGACAGAACCGTTAAGCGAGAACTCGTTGGTGTGCTCCCCATCAGCCTCATCAAGGTTTGGCAAAAGATGAACCGAAGTCACGATCATGGGAGCAATATTAAGTTTCATTTTTATCCCTTAAAATGCAAACGACAATGCGTTTTCAGTACCATTTTTACTTATATTGACATCTTTGGCAGAGGCGCTACGGCTGACTTCAACAATCTCTACAACGGAAACCGAGCGGAAAAATAGCTGATGTTGGTTTTGGTCAGGTTCAGGATCAGCCAAGCCTGCAGAGACCAGCGTTTGGACAAATTCTTCACGGCTCATCTGCTCTAGCCGAGCGATAGCTTCTTGAACAATCTGCATTTGTGTCTTCATACCTTCCCCCTCTCCACTACCTGTAAAGCATTGACATCAATTGCAGTCTTAGGTTCCTTCACGCAAATTATTCTACATGTTGGTATGCGCGAATAGTACCGATTACGTCTTGACCAAACATCAAGCTTAATGAACTCAGGGTTTATAATCGCTTCGAATTCAGTATTTTCAAGTATATGATTGCAAACTTCACAATCGTTACGAATAGCACTAACCTTCGGTTTAATCTTATCTTTCTTCATTTTTTCAATGAGGAAATTTCTGAAAACATTGTAAGCAATTTGCCCTTCTTGCTCATCAAGCCGCAGAACCGAATTGACTTTGATGATAGCTTTTATGACCGCGTAGCGATGATATTTTTTCCTACGAGCCTCTGTGTCGTAGGATTGCACCTTCGCCCAGTTTCTGGCGTCGACTAACGGCTTACTAATGCCATCAATGAAAAAGTAAGCTCCAGTGCCTAACCATTCATCATCCTTTGCACTCACAGAAAAATTATTGCACAGAATGGAAGTACGGTTTTTTTCATCTGTGCCGTGAAAGCCTTCAAACTCCATCCTGAAATCTCTCTCACTGAATGTGAAAAAAACTAAGCAAAGTTGCCTAGCGTGCTACAAGGGATGCGCTACTGTGGATGGCTACTCTATCACCAACATTAGCTCCGTCAAGAAATTCTAGTTTGAATGAATTTTTTTGCAGGGAAACGAACCGATGATTTTTGGCGCATCCATGCTGTTTTGCAAAAGTTGGACGTTCAGGAAGCGAGATTCACTACCAGGACGGTGGATGTACTGAAAGCCGTAGTTATTGCCGTCTTTAGCGGGCATCAGCCCCATATCCACGCGCATGCCATCCCCATTTCCGAGAGTTTTAATTTTCTGGGATGTCACAGTTTCACCGTTAATCTTGAACAAAGAATCAGGGATAGCCTCCATTCGGAAACCACCACACTGCATTGTAATGGTGCCAGCAGTCGCCCCAAATGAAGCTATTGCCAACAACGAGATTACCCACGCTCTCATTTGCTACAACCCCCTCTGCAAAGCCGAACTGGATGCAATATCCGCCGCCCCGCGTGCCTCACACATCATATCCATGTACCACGCCTGGCCCCTTGTGTCGCCAGTGTACATAATGCCACGGACAATATAAATGCCGTCAGTCGCAATACTGGCAGGCTGCGCAGTCGTGCCTTCAATGGTGATGTTTCCGTTGTTGTTCTGGTCAGTGATACGCCCTTGCGTCATGGCGATATCGTTATTCCCCAGCACGGTACGGAACACAGAAGCCTGATTCAGCTCGATCAGGCCATTAACGCGGATGTTAGGGTTAATCAGGCAACGGACGTTAACGCCGCTACCAATGGTCTGCTGAGGCATACCCACAAGGCCGGTGGCGCTGTTCAGCTTAATGGCTTCGTGAACAACCTCATTTTTCGCCACCATTTCCCGCTTGCCGTCGACAAACATCCAGTCAGCCTTGCATTGCTCGGCGACGTTATCCATCAGATGCCTGGTCATACCAAAAAGCACCCTTCCGCGAGGAAATACCGTTGCAGGCATTGCAGGGGTATTCCCTTCCGTGGCCCCGTTAGCGTTGAAGTCCTTAATGAGTACTGCATTGACGTCAGAGACCGTATAGCCAGCCGCCAGCGTCTGCGCAGTGATCGAGGTAGCGAATGCCCGATCAGAATCAGCCGCCTGAATGAGGACAAAGCTATCAACGGGGTTATCTTTCCCTGTGATGGTGTACCGGATTTCCCCGTCGAAAATCAGCCCATAATTTCGACCGTCCATCTGCCCGACTTCATCGGGGTTTACTGTCCTGGCGACGCCTACCTGGCTGGCGGGAACGTCAGCTGCAATGCCATCGTAACCAGCGATAACCCTAATCCGGGAGAATTCCTCACCGACGATCCGGTTTACGGTATCAGCTGAAAGGTTATAGATTTTGAAAGTACCTACTCGCGTTTCGCTGCTGAGGTTAAACCAGTCGATAGTAAAAGTGACCTTGAAGCCACCAAAATCAGTAGCGTTTCCCTTCGAATCGACTAACTGCAATTCGAAGTGCCGCATCCAGTTCTGAGACATTTTTACTCCGTTACCGCATAAAGATGGCTGTAAATCCCCAGATCGGCCTCAGTGGGATTTTCGCTGGACTGGTTGTCGCAGCCAACATAAAGCGAAAAGCCAAGCCCGAGATAGCGATACTGCGCCAGCAGGTCGGCGCCGGTGATAAGCGGGATCCCCTTTATCAGGTCCGCACCGCTGCTATCCATGATATCCAGGCACCAGAAAACAGCACGCCAGGTCACAGCCATTTGCAGACTTTGACCTGCCACGGATATGGAGAATCGCTGGTTTTCCGGAGAAAGAGGGATTTCGCTGATCGTCATTTACCCTCCCGCTACAAAGCCACTTAACCGGCTCAATATTGATTCATTTTTTTGAACTGGCGTTTTCACCCCGGAGTTTTGCACGGCTGAGGTGTTCGCCCCTAACTTCATATTGGACTTTGGAGCTACCTGCGTGGTGGTTGTGCTTGTGATAATCACTTCCCGGAGCGTCAGCACAGCAGAGAGAATATTTTCCGACGTCCTGTCGGTAGTTACCTCAAGCGCACGGATCAGCATATTGGTGTAAATACGCTTACCGGTCACCACATCTAAAGGCACCCTGCTGCTCTGCAGATTTAACAGTTCCTGATACGTCTCCTTCGGGCCAATACCTACGCTCAGCCCAAGAGAAGACGTATCTACAAAGTCAAGCAAGGAACCGCCACCAGCGAAACCGACCTGCATTACCACTTCCGAAGGACGTCGAAATGCATGGTCGGAAATTGCTGCGCCAACCTCTACGGGATGCTCGGTTATTTCAAGAGAGTCATCGTGCTTTTCCGAAATAACAACACTGGGGACTATCAGCCCGATCCGCCTGCTCTGCTGCTGAAAGAGAGTAGAAAGAATATCCATCATCCTGCTCCAGTTTGGTTATTTCTCAGCACCCTGGCATTAGCATCAAGCTGGCGGCGACTGACTTCCTGCCCAATTTCCTGAGCATTACCGCCATAGATGTTGTAGGTGTTTTGCTGATTCACCTGCGCTCCAGCAGCCTGATGGGCAAGCGGGCTATTCCAGTTCGAATATCCCTCTTTGCGGGCCATAGACTGCATGAGCATAGCCATCGTATTGGTGTCGGACAGGTTTAAGGCTGCTGTCGGTGATACACCCATCCAGCCAGCAACATCACGGGCATATTTGGCAGGATCGTTGTTATCGGCCGCAGGTGCCCAGGTGCTGACGATATCCATGATAGTCTGCAGGCGGCGCCCGGTCGTTTTACCAGTAAAGTACCGCATGAGCTGGTTTTTCATGGCCTCCCAGCCTTCCAGTGCAGAACCAAACGCACGAAAGCCACCACCGCCTACGGGCCGAATATTGCCGGGGTTATTGTTGCGATCTGCAAGCGTATTCCCCTCGCCACGGAAGAAACGACCTATGCTGCGCGGGTCAAATCCTGTCTTATCCTTTATCCAGTCAGCTGCGCTATTGGCACTGTCAGAAACGCCGGGCAGCGCATCTGGCTGGTTACTGCCTTGTTTGAGAAGAGCCCTTCCAATACTTGCAGCATCAGACCAGCGACCGTCCTTGATAGCGTTAAGCAGGTCGCCGATCATACTCAGCATCTTGCTAAACTCACCCATCTGGGTAATGAAGTTGCTGAAATCCCATTTCAAAGACCAGGATTTAGGGTCGATATTGAGCAGCTTTGCCAGCGCTTTTCCGAGATCGAGGACAGTCTGTTTCAGGTTACCGACCATCTTCAGTGCTGCGTCTACTTCAGGCTTCCATTTCCCCCAGTCAATGAGGCTCTTACCGCCCTCCTTCCAGGTCTGGTAATCCTCCCATAGCAAAGCGATGGCCGCGGCAAGACCGAGAACCCACGTAATCGGCGATGCGAGCATAGCGCGGTTGAGCATCCACCACGCTGCGGTTAGCGCTCCAATAAGTTCGATCAGCTGCTGCGACTGCTTATCAAGAGAGTCCCACCAGTCGCTGATACCCTGACCCAACTGGATGAGGCGGTAAATTACCCTGCCTACCATCTCGCCAGCCCAGAGAATTCCTTTCACCGTACCGGTTATTGCGCCTTCAATTTTCGGGAAGTTTTCCAGTATCTGGCGGCGCAGCCTGTCGAGAGAGCCAGCAAGTCCATCAGCGAGACTGGAGCCGATTTTATCCCGCGCCATGCCTGCCATCAGCCCAAAGGAGCGCAGCGAGGTCATAAATTTATTGGAGCTGACGGCGGCCACATCGGCGTTATAGCCGATCGCCTTCGCCATCGCAGTGTATTCGCCACTAAACTGGCCGATACCGCGACGCATTGCCATCAGGGTGTTTTCATCCAGACCCAGCATTTGAGCGTACTGGTTCGCGCGGTAATACGGCATGCTGCTAAGACGCTGGCCGACGCCGGTAAAGATTGTCGCCATATCCCGCATGTTGCCGCTGGCATCACGCGTTTGAACCCCCAGCCGGTTCAGGAAACCCTCAGCACCGGGATTGTTACGCATGAACCTGGCAAGATTTTCGAGAGAGCCGCGGGCCCCGTCGACACTGCCGCCAACCTGACTAACCGCATACCCAATCTGCTTAATGCCCTCCACCGTCGCGCCTGTGCGCTGAGAGGCCCAGTACAGGTCATCGAGACCGCTGGCAATTTTGGCGGTGAATGCAACGACGGAAAGCGCCGCCGCCTCAACTTTGACGCCCAGTTCAATCGCTTTAAGCGTTGTCCCAGCAACGACGGCATCGAATTTTCTGGCGCCAGCCTCATCAACTTTAAACCCAAGCGAGATCAGAAAGTCCTTGAGCGTTTCAGCGTTCATTAGCCTCTCTCCATTTCGCTATGCGGTTTTCGTTATCGGCTTTCAGTTCCAGCCAGTCATTCATACGGGCAATATCAGCCAAATCGACTGATCCATCTTTCAGGGCGGTGTAAGGGATGTACCCGGCATCCACCGGGCGCATCAGGAAATCCTCACCCTCTGGCATGGATTCGAGGACATGGCCTATGGCTGGGTAGGCGTCCCGCTGCCGGGGAGTTCTTTCAAAAAATTTCCCAGGCTGTCGGCGACCACCCGCGCCACCAACTGCAGCATCGTGAACAGGTCGATATCGTCGAACATCAGCGCGCCCTGATCGAAAATTTTCACCCACCCTTTTTCATGCTGGCGCATAACAACGCCCAGGCACGGATGAATCACCGCGTTAACGTCCTCTTCAGGCAGTGCTGCCAGCGTATCGGCAATCTTCGGCAAAACGATATCCAGAGCGTCGAATGCCCTTTTCTCACCGAAAACCAGCTTGCCCTCGCTGTCTCTGACCATCATGGATTTCAGCGTACCAAAGTCAGAAACCAGCCCGGCCAGCACCGGCAGCAATTTGCGGCTAACCTTCAATTGCTGGAAAACATCGAGCTTTGCGGTGCGGTATTTAACGCCTTTGATTTCAAATTCCATCTGTTAAAACTCCCCAAGCAGCTGATCAATCTTGCCGCAGTCAAAGACCCAGGAAACCGTATTGCCGACTTTGGCGTTAGCGTGATCGGGTTGCTTCTGGAAAGCACAAGAACGCGCTGTAGTGGTATCACCTGATACTTTGTTGCGAATGACGATGACGTTATTGCCCCACGTCGCCGAGGACAGGCTCTGTGCGTTGTACATCAGCGAGAGCTTTTTGTTTACCGGGGAGGTTTTCAGCAAAGTTACCGTGATAGTGCCGCTCTTTCCGGCGTGCAGGCTGTGCATCACCTCGCCATCGGCGCCGATGGTCATGGTGTTTTTGGCCTCTGTCATTGTGACAGTAATGCCCTCTTCGGCGTTCGCTGAGCCGTAGCCAAGCTCAACTAACCCGGTAGGCCCTGCGAGAGAGGCCGAAACATCAAGAAACGAATACGTAGACATCTATGGCTCCTTAGCGCACGACCGTGATTGCGACGGTGCCGTAATGAACGGCTCCGGCCAGTTTCCCGGCAACCTGAATTGGCACACCTTTCCGCGCTTCGCGATCGACCTGAAGCTGGTCATCAACGTTTTCTGCCCAGGTGTAATAGCCCTTCGTCAGCATGTCACCGGTATTGAGCTGGCCAATCGGGCCACCAGTCCATTTGCCCGGCGCAAAGAGACCGTTTTGCACAGCTTTATCGAGCACCAGCTCAATGTTGGCGATACGGGTTGTGGTACCGGCGTCAGTCTGGGGGATTTTGGTTGTGCTCGTATAGAGCGTGTTGTAGTCAGCCGTCTGCACGGCGTTCTGCAACCAGTCGAGGCCATGGCGCTCGTCGAAGAAATCGCCGTTTGCCATAACGCCTTGTTCAAGAATCGCTGTATCGTTTTCGTAGTACACGTAAACGTTGCAGTTCTTCGCTTCCAGGTTGTTAGCCTGCGAGGTGCCCAGGGTTTCGTAGGTAACGCCCGGCAACTGTTTAAACTTGAGGGTGATCGTCGTGTTGCTTCCAGTGAAGTCAACAGTAAACGCACGCGCAAACGAGGACAGCGCAGCATAGCGGCTGCTGGTCGAGTACTGGATAAAGGTACGGCTGTATTTCGCTGCTTTCAGCTTGGAAGCCAGATCCGTCGTGGTAGCCGCGTCAAGAATCGTTGAATCAGCCGAGGTAACGCCAAAGATGCGGGATACACTCGCGGCTTCGATAGCCGTCGCCACACTGATAATGTCGGTGTCTGAAGGGTAATCAGCAACCGGCACGGCAAGATGAAGGCCATACCATGAATTCCAGTCCAGCAAAGCGTTAACCGCCTGCAGGAGGCTTTCTGCGCTGCCTGTCTCGCCAGTGGCCAGCGTTTTTGCCCACCGGCCGACATACACCAAAGTCGGCTGCGGTTGCTGCGAGAACCAGATAACAGCCGCTGCATACTCCTGGCTGTCTACACCAAAGTCATCGCCGATATCATCAGCGCTGGAGTAAAGGCGCAGCCGCTCAGAAATCGGAATAACCGTTGAGTCGCCCAGGATGAGCATTGAGCCAAAATTGCGCCCCTGCGCGGCCCGAGCAGAAAGCGTCACCGTCACGTTAGCGATACGGTTAAGGGGAAGCCCTTTTTCCATGTTAGTCTCCGGTAACTATCGTGACGTTAGGGTCAACGACAGATTTAACGTTGTAGGTACGGGTGTTTTTGCGGGAAAGGGTCACGGCAAGGTCATACCGGCGCACCCACTGGTTGTTGATCAATTCGGGGAGGTTTCGTATATCATCAGCGCTCACCAGCGACAAACCTGAGATTCGTCGCAACGTATCTGCGTTTTGATCTACAAACATTCCGTCGCGAAACCGCGTGGCCATTCCGGAACCGCCGGGGCCATAGAAACAGAAAAGCACCTGGATGCTCTCCCATGACCATTGTTCGCTCTGCTCTTCGCTTACCTGGACATTTGCAGGAGTGCCGGGGCGTAAGAGCGTGGAGAAGTTAAACCCGCACCACGTCTCACCGTTCGGTGGTATTTTGGACTGGGGATCGGTAAACCGGGGCAACACCAGGTTAACCGCAATCCCCGTCACGCCTCTTACCCAGCGACTTAGTTGCTTTTCCAGCTCCTTATCGTACTCAGGAGCATCCCCGACGGGGGTAAGATACCCAGGCTCTGTACTGTCGTTACTCAACGGGAATCCCTCCGTTAAACTCCAGCAGCTCACAATGTGCCTGCACGAACCCGGCACCGTATCGGGTGTACGGATCGACAAAGGTCACGCGGTACCGTCTGCCACTGTATAAAACGATATCAGCGTCGAGTTCTGGCGTTGAGTCACTGGCAGGCATCCCCTGCGTTAGCCTGAACTGGGTAACGATGAGGATGGCGCCATTGATGTTTTGTCCGGCGGCCATTCGCTTAGCCTCAAGCGAGCGATCGACGGTTACAACGCCAGAGAATGGAATAGCCTGCGCGGTATTGGTCGGAAAATTATCTTCGTCCACTGTCTGCACCTGTCGATAACATACCAGCGACAGGTCGACAAAGTCCGGATCAAGCAGAACATCAGTCACATCGAGAAAGGGCATTATTTTTTCCTCACTACATAGGTGATTGAGTCCATCAGACTGTGCGTGTCATACAGTGGTTTGAAGTCCTGCCCGTTTTTTCGACGTTTGGCCTTTGTTTTCTCTGACAATGGAGTCAGACGATCACCAGCACCTATTACCGCCTTAGAAGCTGAGCTGGCAATCTGTCCAGCGGCTTCAAGATGCTGCTCTGCCACACCGGCATTACCTTCAAGAGCAGCCTGAGCGGCAAGCTTTAAACGCTCGGTGGTTTTATCCCGCGAATCTTCAATCCCCATATCGAGGAAAGGCCTGGGTGGAAGCGTCACAACCTCCGCGTCAATTTCCACCGTGGCACCGGTTGATTGCAGGTAACCAATTTCTGCGTTGCTCAGCGGCGTATCATCGCGTGGAGGGCCAGCAGGGATACCAACCAGCACATCAGTGCCTGACAGCTGTTTCAGCGCATCCAGAACGACACTGTAATTGTCTTCCCGAATTGTGAGCCCGCTTTTCATTCCGGCGTCCCCAGTTGAACCGCTCCGGCACCAAACATCATCAGGTATTCCCAGAACTCCGATCCGTAACGGGAGTTGTTCCAGAAACCGGCATTAGGGTCCAGGGTTGCGCTTGCGTCATAACTGGCTGAAACCTTATCCACTGTTTTCGCGGTCTGTATGCCGCTATTTACGCCACCAGCAGTACCCACAGCCACACCACGCATATCGGCGGCGTAAAGGTACATGTAGTGCGCAACATACAGCCCGACGATGTAGGGAAAGATATCCACACCAAAGCGCGACTCACTCAGCAGGGCATCAGCAAGATTCAGTCGAGCCTGGATCATTGGCGTGGGGTACTTTGTTTCGTCAGCGAACTGCGGAAAGGTTGCCCTGAACTGCTCAGGCGTCGGCAGACTTTGATTTCTTGCCATTATCGGTAGTCTCCGGCAATTGCGCTTCGAGTTCAGCAATACGCGCGTCTTTCTCGGCGATTTTTGCTTCCAGCTCAGCAATGCGCGGGTCTTCTGCGACCGCTGGCGCTTCGCCATCAGGCGAGCAGTGCGCTTTTACGAACCAGTGATTAGCAACCGTTTCATCAACGTCGTGGAAGCCAACCGGGAAATGCTTTTGCTCTTTGCCGTCGTAGAAGTTAAACGGGGAGAGTACGTAAATCTTTTTCATTGCAAATCCTCAGGAGCGGCCCTTTCGGGCCGCCGCAGGTTAGATACCGTCGACGTAGGCCAAAGTTTCCGGATAAACCGGCTCTAATGCACCCAGCTTGCCGTAATAGGTTACGAGCTGATACAGGCCGCGATACTGGATCGGCACGCTCATCAGCGGAACCATCGGGAATCGAACGTATTTCTTGTCGTTGGTGTAGAAAACCATGCGATCAGAGTTCGACACGCCGCGACCTTCCGCCCATTTCACTGGACGGATGTTCAGAGGACGCCCGTTTTGGTGGTATGCGATGGTGTTGGTTTGCAGATAGGTCAGCAGGGACTGATTGCCAGCGCTGGATACGATGGTGCTTGCCAGCTTAGCGAACTGCTTCGGCGGAACCAGCAGGTCCGTAGGCACCATCGAGTAAGCCGAGTTGGCCCACGCTAAGTTCAATCCGGCATCAATGCTCTCCCGGATTTCGTCAGCGGTGGATGCCGACCAGGTCTTCACGGCGTTGATCGGCGTTACCTGCGTCAGGTTCAGCAGGCCTTTTACCGCCAGACCGGAATCGCCGATATAAACCTGCTCGTCCGTGTCCATGTTCCACTTCAGCTGCATACCGTCGTACTTCTGCGTGTCGATCGGGCGGCCAACCTGCGCAGCTGCCTGCAATTCGGGAACGGTCCAGCCCAGCTCCATACCCCACAGAGTAAGCGGGAAGCCAGTTTTTGCGATGTCGACGTTAACGCCAGCCAGCGCGGTAGGGATTTTGCTAAGCCAGTTTTTACCGTTGGCATTCGGTGTACCGGCAGCAGCAAAGGTGGTGTTAGTGAACGAGCTGATCTCGTCAGCAATAGACACGTCTTCACGCAACTGGATATCGCGCGACCAGGTAAAATTCACCAGTGGCAGATTCAGTGTCTGATCGAGACGTTCCAGTTCATGGATAAGAAAGGCACCAGTGCCGTCGACTGTCGCCTGGTCAAATGTCATTGGCATTTGCGATTTCCTTAAATATTGAAGGCCAGCTCAATGTTGCCGCTGGTATCACCAGGGCCATTGAAGTAAGCATTAGTGATCTGGACGGTATTCGAGCCATCAGCGGCGGCAAGGAACGCGCCGAGAGGGCTTGAGGCGGATGGTGTGGCCACTCGCATGAAGACCGGGCCATGCAGCGCAACGCTGGATGCATCCGCGCCGATGTTTACCGTGACGTAACCACGTACCAGGCAATCGCCAGTGAAGTTTTTACCGCTGCCTACCTGCTGGACTTTATCCGGCTGGCTGGCGGTCGGATACGGACGAACGTAAATGCCCACCAGCACCGACGCTGTATCGCTCGCAGCGATTGGCACAAATTTCCCGGAGGAAATCTTGCCGCCAAGGCCGTAAGCGGGGAAAAGGTTGGAGGAGTCCAGCAGTTGAGGTTCAACCGTCAGATCCTGCGGACGAGAAATTGCCCCGGCGATGCCCGCTGGCATCCGGTAAAGAAATGTATTACCCATTGGTTAGCCTCGTTTAGACCAGAATTCCTGCGCGGCCTGATTCATACCGGCAATGGTTTTAACAGTGGTGGCAGTCTGCGTTTGCAGGCTGTCGACGGTTTTGGTATTGCGGTTTTTCGCCAGCTCAGAAACAGCCGTGAAAGCCATATCTACCGTGGCTTTTTTCAGCTTGCTGATATCGGCATCACCGACAATAGAGCGCACCAGAGATTGATCGGCAGAGGCGAGCACCTGGCGCTTGAATGCTGTCGGCTTAGCTTTTTCTGGTAACTGGATGCCTGGCTGAATCAGATCGGCACGGTAAGCGGCGTCGCCGGTAACTTTACCCTCTTCTTCCTTTTTCTCATCTTCGTCCTCGGCATCGCCGGTGCCAGGAGCGGTTGCCGCAGGCGTGAGTTTGGCAACCGCCTCAATCAGCGCCTTACCCCATGCAGGAATCTCTTCCTCGCCATCGCCGGTACCAGACAATGCCGGGCCGGGAAGCGGATTTTGCGGCGCAAGGTTAATGATCACTCCGCCGGGTGTCATAGAGGTCGATACATCGTTATCGCCCGTGACATCATCAGGCGGGTTATCAATGAGACTTGCCATTTCGGCAGCGTCCCCGGTTTTACGGGCCTTCAGGAGCCGGGTAAACCAGTTTTTAGTAGTGCTTGGCATAGAATCCCCTATTGCACAACGGAAACCGGCCCGCCCGTTAGGGACAAGGGCCAGATGGTTAGCGGTAATCGCAGATTGCTTTGCGAGACCTTGTGAAATCTGTTCATAATCGGCGTCATACCCGCAGCTGACCTCGTCATCACCATCATCAATGGCTTGCAGGGCTTCCGGGGTTTTGACGATGACATCAGCCAGCAACAGATCGGTCTTATCGTCCGTGCCGCGCCGTACGTTCTGGATGTGACCGTGAGCCAGCTGGCGCCAGTTATCAGGGGTAACAAAGATGATCTGCCCGTCAAAATCTCGCGGATGGCCGATAGTGACCGCCATTCCTTCGAATGACGCCATGGCTCGCTCGCTGAACACCTCTTCTGGTGTCCGGCGTACGATGACCTTCCCTCTGTCGTTTGGGACAAGCTCAGGCCGCTCTGTGGCGTCGTACTCCTGCTCGCCAGTCCTTGCGATCGGCACATCCTTAAACAGGACTGAACCGTCAGCAAGTTGATAGCGGGTATTGCCCAGGCGGGTTTTAAAGAAATATTTCATGGGTTACCTGCTGAATTGCGGGCAATGAAAAGGCCGCTCATTGGCGGCCTGTTATTTTACAGGGTCAGGTATTTGTACTTCCGACCAACACTTGCAGTTAGGCAGGCATCCGGCGTGTCCGGTCATGCCATCGAGCGTTGGCGGGCTATCCCAGCGCACAAACTTATCTTTCATTTTTCGGTGTGAGGGCCTGGTGCCTGCACCTTCAATACGCCACCAGTACCCCTCAGAACCAACGGACAGCGCCCGAGCCTGAGTCAGTGCGCCTGTTGCCCGCCCTATCTCAGTGCGGGCTATCATCCGCGCTCTGCTGGCCGCCACGTCGCCGGACTGCATGATCATCTCGTAAAGCTGATCTGGACGCTCACCATGGATGACAGCCTGTATCGCACGCTCCTGAATTTCCCTGACACGTCCGGCTGCCTCTAATGGCAGAGACTTCATGTAGCGAATCTGTCGGTAAACGATGTCTTGCGCCACCATGCCGACAGGAGTGTTACCAATCACGTCACGCAGACCAGCGGATATTTCTTCCGAAACAGAGCGCCACTGATTCCACTCTTCTCGCTCCACCTGGGCAAACATCTTTCGACCGACCATTTCGGCCCAGTCGTCGATCACCCCGGAGTAGTCAACAAGCGATTTAGCAATGCTCTCAGCGCTTGTCTGTGAACCATCGTAGGAACCCGTGACGATTTGATTTATCTGGTCGACTATCGCCAGTAGGCTTTTCTGATACTGGACCTCCGATCGGCGGCGGAGGGCTGGTTTCAGATTCAGTCTCCTGCCACTGTTTCGCCGCATTCTGGATATCCTCATCGCTAATTGAAGCACCGATGCCGGTAACGTCAGACAGCTCGCGTAAATCGGTCAACGCAGCCGCCGGAGACATTCCCAAATCACGCACCGCGGTTGCCAGAGCGGTAGTTGTGTTGGTCGCTACCGTAGAGCGGTCGGTGTCGCTCATCTGCCACAGGGGGTTAAACTCAAAGGTGAAATCTTCCGGCAACGGCTCGCCAAACTCAGAGCGATGCAGTACATCGAATAGCAGGCGGATGTGAGGCCGTAAATCTCGCTCCTGAAGCGTTCCCACGTCGTCGTAGTAGTTCGCGAGATCAGCGTCACCGGTTGAAAAACCCTTCGGTGACTGGCGGAACAGACGGACAAGAGGAATGCCAACAGCACCGGCGATATCCTCTTTAAACTCGCTAAGCAGGTCAGACAGGCCCGCGAAAGAATAGGAATGTGTTTCAAATTCGTCCTCCGAATCAAACAGGGACATACCCTCGTTCGTCTGGTACTGGCGGACCATTTCCATATTCTTGATAAGCGCTTCAAACGCCTTACCGCCCGTGGCGATAATTTCACGCAGCTTTTTAATCTTTGCCGTTCGCAAATGCGCCTTGTAGGCAAGCTGGGCTGCGCCGACGCTGGTGCTATCGTAGGAAGTCAGGCGATCGAAGATGCGCTCAACAATGGACATCCCCCACTCGTTTTCGGTGATTTTCTGCTGGTACGGCAGTTTCACACCATCCATACGGATCAGGCGGCTGTGGTGAACAGTCCACGCAGGAAGCCCCTGCGCCGTTGTCACGATGTCATAGAATTCAGGCTTGCCGAGGTTAGGGCCAAGTGCCTTAATGCGCCTGGTGAGCTGCGGGTTAATCATCCAGCGGTCAAGTACAGCCAGACCTTTAAAACTGCCCTTGCCAACTTTATCCAGTACCAGTGGCGTCAGCGGTGCCTGACCTTCAATCAGAATCAGCGCCACCGCCCCGCCATACAGCCGGGACCATTTCAGCGTCTCGTTGATGCAATCCCAAAGCTGAAGCTCATCGAACCGCGATTCCAGAATGCCACGGCGTTTCGGTTCTATCTCACTGGTGATCCGCACGCCCTTTTTGGTCATATCGTCCGCTTTCGAATCGACTGCGGCGCCAATAATCCAGGAGGAACGATAAGCCCACTCGATGAGCAAGCGGTTGCGGCTGGTATAGTTCGCCCTGTAAGTCGATGCGGCATGCTGGTTAGGCTGCTGCATACCGACACGGGCAACAAAGTTATCGTACGAATCCGCCGTGGCGACTCGTCCTGTTTTCTTCGCCATGGTGACTATTCTCCGGCTTTTTTGGTACTCGTGGCGGATAGGATAATTTGTTAAAAAATGACCCGATTTAACATAATGACTGTTACCCGCACCAGCCGGATCCCTCCCGTGATGAAATGTCCACCAAAGGCTTATTTATCCGGGATAAGTGGCTAAAAGCGCGTGAATAAAACATGCATAAACATGGTCAAAAAATGAATAGCGGTAATTTTGCGTGAAACGCTTATTTCCGGGTATTTAGCTGTTCCCCAGCGCTTCCCAGATATCCATTGCCGTATCGGTTGGAGCAAATGCCATGATGAAAGCGTCGGCCACGTTCGGCGATGGCACATCGCGCTTGGCGAGGTCTTTCTTGCTTTCCACCATCACACGCCCGTTTTTGTCAAAGTCACGGTGCGGAGTGGTTAGCTCCAGCTTGAGTTTTTCCAGTAGCGGACAGGATGAGTCGATGCTTATCAGCTCATCTACCGGGTACTGCTCACCGTTCTTAACCGCGTTGAAGGTGTTGCGAAAGCGGTCCGCTACCAGCCACCAGGCTTGCGCTTTGAGGTTGGCGAAAAAATCCTTGTTCGGGATGCCAATGTATTCGTAGTCCGGCTCATTCACCCCAGCGCCTGCATTGAATCGCTGATAGTTGATGCGGGATGCGTTCATGTTTTCGCGCTTACGATCCTCATTAATTTCTGAGAATTTAGCGCCAGCAGATGCCCCAACACCGATTGAGTCGTAGACGATATCAGCATCGCGCTCCAGCGCCGCCTGATACGTACGCTGGCAGCTCTTCAGCAATTCGTCTTCTTTCGCCTTCCACTCATCCGCCCAGTAGACGACAGAACCGTGGCGATAGACGTTAGCGCACTTATCGGCGCCGCTATCGGCAACGTCGAAACCAATGCGCTTACGCCCGCTCGGTTCGAAATTAAGGACTTTGTGGGCGTCCACAGCAGCCTCAATCCATGACAGCTTGATAATGGCAGCATCATCATCCGACTCTGGCACACCTTCGTAGACGTGCTTAAACCCATCCGGATCCCGACGCTTGGCGGCTTCAATAACCTTCAGCATAGTGTCGGATAAAAACGGGTTTTCATCGTAGTTGATTTTGCGTATCAGCGTATCCTCTGGCGGATCGACCACAAAGTTACGCCACACGAAATCAGTCACCAGTCCGGGGTTAAAGATAAACCAGCACTCTGAGCCCTCTTTACGGATGGTAGGCTCCAGTATCTTCCACTGGTATTCCGTCAGAGCGTGGGCCTCTTCAAGCCACAGAACGCTGATACCTTCCAGAGACTTAATCTCTTCAATGTTGCGCCAGAGCCCATAAAACACGAATTCAGACCCGGTCACCCGGTTAATGATTTTGTTGTTCAGAATGCGGAAACGATGCCGCAGGCCAAAGCGGTCTATCTGAATTTTGAGCAGGGTGTACACCGACTCTTCAATTTTGTTCTGAATCTGACGCGCACAGCAAAAGCGCAGGCTGTATTTATTCGACAGAAATATGGCAATGCCAGCGGCATCCCATGATTTTGACGATGACCGGCCACCATAAAGCACTTTGTTACGCGCCTGCGTAGTCCAGAAGCTACGCAGGACCGGATTCAGTGTCGGTTTGGATGTCAGAGTAGAAGTCATTGAGGTCACGCTCTCCGTTGCCATCATCAATACCTGCATCACGGCGAAGACGATCAGCCTCCAGCGACACCTTATCGGTAGCAGCCTTGCGATAGTCTGTATCTGCAAATATTTTGCCTACTGTCGCCAGCGTGCCGACGATCGACTCAATACGAACGGTATTGCGCATCATCGCCTTCTCGGCGGCGCTGATATTTTCCATCAGCACCTTTCTTTCCTGGTCCCCTTCAGCATCATCCAGCTTGGTCAACCACCGGCCAATATTCTCTGCGGCGACAAGGTTGTTAGCCCGAAGGCGAAATAATTCGTCTTCGAGTGTCAACGCTTTCGCGTCTTCAATGACCTCATCTTTAAGCAGAAGGCGCCGGGCGTAACCACCATGCTTTAATGCCTGCTGGTTGCCGGGTTGGAATGGGTTGGTAGGCGGATCGGTACGCACCCCGCGTATCGGTTTCGTATCTGGTGGAGGTTCAGCTTTTGGTTGCGTACTTTTTTGCGTACGTCCAGCGCTGGCAGGCTTTTCGCTGGTACGCGCCTTACTCTTTTGCGTACCACTTTGCGTACCATTTTTGCGTACCTGCGTACCGCTATTGCGTACCCAGTCAAACTTTTTAGCCCTCTTCCTGATAGCCCCTTCAGTAACGCCGTATTTATCGCCTATATCACGGAGACTAAGGACTCCGGCCCGGTATGCCGATTCGATGGCCTCCCAGTCCGGTTTTGCCATAATTTTGTCCTCGCCTTGACATTATCGAGCCACCTCTGGAAGTGGCTCTGTAATGTCCTACTGACGTTTTGATTCTGCTTGCCTGATGTCAGCCTTATCACGGTTGCACTGCCCCAGCGCTGATAGCAGGCTGACGTTTAAATCCAGGCTCTGGCCCCACGTCAGGTTGTCAGGGATTTCAGGTTGCGGGGTGTCAGCCGTCAGGCTGGCTGGTAACGGGACCACCGGCACTTTGACGTAGACCGTTCGCGAATTGTTGCATCCGCTTAACTGCGCCAGCAGGCACAGGCCGATTAGTGCAATCATCATTCGCAACAGCAACCCGGATATCAGCCGAGGCTCCCGATGCGTCCAGTGCGATCTGCTCTTTTGCATGCTGATTGGCCTCGACGATGGTGTTGAAGATGGTCATGGTGGTCAGAACGTTGGATGTAATGGTCTGGGCTGCGCTTGCCTGTTGCTCTGCATTATCGGCTCGGGTTTTCTGCTCAGCCGCAGCGTTGTGGTAATGCATTGCCAGCCACCCAAGGCAAACAACCAGGCAGATCACAATGGCGCTGATAATGGCGGTTAACCGGCTCATTTCTGCCCCCACAAACAAACTTCACGCTCAATCTCGCGGCGAGTTACCAGGCCTTTCCACTGTTTGCCCTTGGCATAGGTCCAGCGGCGCAGCTGATCACATGCACCTTTCTGGTCGCCCTGGTTGATTTTGCGCAGCAGCGTGGAGGTCTGGAAGTTGCCAGCGCCAACGTTATACGCGAATGAGTAAAGCGCCCCACGCATTGTTTCGGGGATCGGCTTCTGGATGTAAGGGTTAATCTGGCGGGCGACGGTGTTCAGGTCTTTACTGAGAAGCTCGCGGCATTCAGCCTCGGTGTACTTCTTGCCGAGCATGATATCTTTGCCGGTATGGCCATAGCAGACAGTCCAGACGCCTACCACATCCTGATAGGGATCGTACCGCACACCTTCAAGACCATCGTTACCAGTTGGCCCAGTGATGAGCGCAGATGCAATGGCTATGGCGCCACCGCCGACGGCAGCGATAACGCTATTCCTCAGTTTTGGTGTCATAGCCATTGAGCCGATCCTCGCGTTCTTTCCGCCGGTAGTACCAGTTCACCCCACAGGTGGTAATGGTGCAGGCGATACCGACAATAATTGCCCAGTCACTCAGGGTCATCCCCGCTATTTTGTCGGCCAAAATCCATACCTCTGCCTTAACTGCCCCGGCATACGCCTTTGCTGAGACACCGCAGCCCGTCAGTGCGGTCCCGGTGCCGTATGAAAGTCTGCTGTAAACGGTGCTCATTTTTGTCATAACCTCACCTCCGTAGATGACGGATGGCGCTGTGTGTTTGAAAAGGGCCAGGCCCGTCGGGCTGATTTAGCAACGAACCGTATCGAAGATGATTCCCGTAAGCCTGAAATGAAAAAGCCCACGCTTTTGCATGGGCTTGAATGGAGAGTTATTAAATTAATTAAGCCGATCGTCTGTCAGCAAATCCATCATTGTTTCTTTAATTAATGCTGCCGCTTCGTAAAAACGCCCAGAGACATCAGGACCCGTAACCGTGATGTGTCTGCGCTTCCGACCAAGCACCGCCACCGTTAGCGCGCTTTCTTCATACCACATCTCGACATCCACCGAGACCCATTCACCGTTGGGATGATGCTCGCTTACCAATAAGTCAATGGTGAAAACCAACTGATGCGCACCGTTGAGTTGAACACCCTGTAATGGCCTCTCCGTTTTCATCCCATCACTAGACTTAACAAATGTTCTGACATAACTCAGCTTAATTCCTGATGATCCTGAAGGGATGCCATCCGGAAGCAAAAGAGATTGCTTAAACTCACTCATCAGGGCAATAGCGTCACCCTGCAACCTTACTTTCCGTTTTTGTTTTTGTTCGTCAAGCTGAGACTTTCTTTCCCGAATTGTGTCATAGATGATCTGCATTCCATACTCCAGAAGTTCTGATGAAGGAACATTCATAATTACCACCTTTTGGTAGGGAAATCTCTCAACTTGCACAAATAAAACCCGCTCAAGGCGGGAAGTAATACCAAGGGTAAAAAGTGATGGCGGTAGCCGTAATGGTCCCAAGGTAGAGGGATTGGAGCACCTGACGGGAATCGAACCCGTATCTTCTGGGTGGAAGCCAGATGTAATTACCAAACTACGACAGATGCAATCTGGCTCAGGACTCTCGCGCATGGGCTTTAACGTGTCGTGCAGCACGTCTCTACCCAAGAGCCCTGACCGGATTGCAGAAACGACAAAGCCCAAGGGGGTTAGCCTTGGGCTTCTAATCTATTTTGCTGCTCAGTTCGCTTTAACGTCCCGAGCCTATCACAATTCAAGCACTTTCCGCGCAACCATTCAAGTAAAATCTGTCGCCATTTGTGCCAAACGCGTCACACATTGGTGCGTAAAGCATCGATTCTGCTAAATTTAGCCAAACATCAACCCTGCTCTCACATGTCCTCAAGCACCATTCTGGATGCTTTTCGTTTAGCTCTTTCGCCATCGACTTCTTACTCATGCGATAGACATACCGATCCTTGATTAGCTTATAGAGGGCTTTATTCCCGGAGCGCACAAGCTCAGTACTGAGCACTGAATCAATTTTCAACCCCTCCTCGTCAGTACAAAACGCCAGGCCGCTTTTATTTTTACCACTGAGGATTTCCTTTAAGAAGGCTTCCAGCTCAGGCTTGGTAATGCCTGATTTCTTCATCCGGCGCAGAGCGTCATTGATAGCAGTCTTCGTTATCTTCCCGGATGCCAACAGCTGGTTAAACATGTTGCCGCCGCTACCGCCGCCGATGTACGACCAGCGGCCCCACATGCGCAGTTTTCCCTGTATCCAGATGCTTTCAAGCGTACGGAGGCGAATCATTTCACCTGACTTACCAACTTCAGAAGGGTTGATCATACATTCACCTCATTTTGGGTTTTGCTCTGGCCAGCAGCAAACTGCGCCAGTGACATAAATGCGCGGCCCTTTGCTTCAAGCACCGCTCGATTGATGTAACTAAACCGCTCGCCAGCCCATGACTTATCAAACACGACAATGGCACCAGCGAAAAACGCACTGGTTGGCTTTTGTTTGTCGTCGGCTGGCTTAAACCACTCAGGCAGATCGAAACCAATTCGCCCACGAATAAAGCAGACGTGATCCGCATCTTCCGGCCACCATGTTTCGCTTGTGGCTGACTTCACCAGGAAGACATAGCGACCGCCCTTCTCGCGTTGTGCAGCGGCGTAATTCATGATGTGCGTCATGCCAGTGATAGCTTGCTTTTCGTGGTACTGAGAGCGGCTGTAAGGCGGGTTTCCGTAGGCTGCACCACCGATTGAGGAAAGCATTTCCGACCAGTCTTGTGTCAGCGCGTTATCTTCTGCCGTGTACCAGACGGGGCATTTTGCGTTGCTGTCGTCTGCGAACAGGTCCAGCATCAGCGGACCAAACATCGCGTTGATACCCCAGAACAACAGATCCGGAGTCCGCCACTGGTCGCCGACCTCTTTTAAATAGTGATGGGGTGCTGAACGCAGCGCCGTAAGGGCTTCACAGTAAAAATTAGTCATTCACGCTCTCCCCTAACTCCTGGAGTACCTGACTCAATAACTCAGCCTCTGTACCGAACTTTTCTTCCCATGACTTACGGCCAGCATGAATAGCAACGCCGTAGCCACCAGTACGGTGATGGGCATGGCATAGCGGAATGACATGGAAGTTATCAGCGCGTACAGACAAGCCAGTACCAGAACTGCAGTGATGGATTTCAGCAGGCGATTCGCCGTAATTGAGGTTCAGGCATACTATGCAGCCCAATGCAGCTACGCGGTTCAGATGGAGCTTTTCAGCCTTGGTTTTGGATTTGCTCATATCGCACCGCCCTGGTGCGACAGACAAGCAAAAACACCGCGCACGGAGGCACGGCGTTGAATGGAATTACTGCGTTTTTGCGTCATCACTTTTCTCCGGTGATGGCGCGATAGGTTCGGTGTTCAGCCGAAGTGATTAGTATAAATCAGCTTTTCTTCTTCCGGAAGAAGCTTTTGCATTGCTTGTGAGATTCCTCGGTATTTATGATTTCCCCATCCTCTAATGGGGTAAGAACAAAAGTCCCCCCTGGCAGACTATCAACGACATAACGCCCCAGAATGCGAATTGCTTCAATAATCTCTTTCTCACTCATTAGTTAGCACCTTGTGATTATTCCATAAATATTGGTTTTTGCTTTTCCTGTACAGGGATGGCTAAAAATGAACTCGCGACGTTCTGGAATACAATGACATATTTAAATCGCCCATCAAGACCCTATTTTCACGGGAAGGGGCGAATGAAAACAAAAATATAAAAATAAATAAATTCAATATCTTAAATGAAAGAAAAAAATATAAAAAAGTCATTCACATTTTTTCTCTGGCGCAACCCCCTATTTCACTCAGATAAAAGAATTTAGCCAATTTCAGGATTTAATTAATTACAGGAAAAATTGAGTAGCAGAAAACACTACCGCGACAAAGAATGCACATTTTGTGTTGTGCGCAACACCCTATTTAACCTAACTAAAGGTCTTCATGTAACTTCAGAGCTTAACGATTACAATTCTGTACTATACAGCATAAAAAACTATAAGAATGGGTGATGCATATTTTGTATAGCGTGCAACCCCCTATTTACTCACATAAGGAATAGAAATGTTCAAGATTCTCTTATGATTAAACAAACCCGCCGAAGCGGGGTCTCATTGAGGGGATTTTTCGGCTATCTTGTTGTGAACTTCCCACAGGCTAATGCCACAGCTCGCGCAGAAGTTGGCAAGGTAGTCCAGGCCAGACCACTCGCGAATCCCTCCGCGAGCAGCCTCCACAAACACAGCTATTTCCTTTCCCCGCCACAATCCGAACAATCGCCAGCCGCCACCGTCGGGGCTTTTTACCGCGGCTATGCGCGTTAATACGCCGGTCTGATACAGCTCAGTGAAGGCCGGTTTCTTTCTGGTTATCATTCGCATAAATACAAACCTGTGATTTGTTGATAACAAATAGCGTGTTTGCGTTTTATGGTTTCACCTCCTGCGGGGCAGCTGCGAGCATGGCGGCGCGGCGGTTTACCACCTCGATTAACGCCTCTTCGGCATCACCCAGGCAATCAGCGATGCCACGGCGATCGCCGTCGAAGTCATTCAGGTCGAGGCGTATTCGTGCAACCTTCTGCAATGCTTCCAGTACATCATCCGGCACTACCGGCGCTGACTGCGAGGGCTCTCTGAGCGCCTTGATATGCACACGCCCACCAAAGTAGTGCCAGTCCACCTTACAGCCGGTTGCCGCAGTGATGTTTTGGCAAATAACCTCTGCCGTTTCTTTCGGGATTGCTACAAGGCACACGCTAACCCCCTTGTCGTATACCTCTGGGTCGCAATCAGCAATCGCCGGCTCGCTGTCCATTGCGGCCAATAACTCATGCCCCATAGCGAGAATCGCTCTGGCTGCAGCCGCATCATCAGCGTTCAATGGTTCCTCAAGTGTGTAATTGGCATCATTCATCCAGGAAGTGATTTGCTCTCTGGTTATGGTTGATTTGGTCATTGGTTGGCTCCTTATCCTGCCGTACTCAACACAGCTGAAGGAAAATAAATGTTGGCGTCGATTTCAGCGTCCGCATCTCGTACAGCTACGCACCAATCGGAAGATGACCGCGCGTCAAGTTTGCGCTCGATGTCCTTCTCTTTGCGCAGGTCGTACACCATGATGTTATGGTCACCAATGGTGTAGAAACCGAATTTCTCCGGCGACGGGCAGCGCGCCAGCACTGCGTTAACTTCATCGAACCATGCGGATTCTTTTTTGGTTAATTTGGTGGTCATACGTCCGCCCCACATCTTCCGCAGCGCTCTTGGCCGCTCATGTCGTAGTAGGTAGCACAATCGTGCTTGCAGTCTGTCCATTCAGACAGATCAGACTCGAGTTCCTCGATACGCTGCTGCGCCTTCTCCAGCGCCTCTACCAGCGCGAGGATGTTATCCGGCGTCATTAGCTCTTTGAATGTTTGACGGGCTATGGTTGCCTTCAAATATCGCGCTATATGGGCGGTCTCTTTCACGTTGGTCGCTGCCGCTTTCAGGCTCTGCGCCAGTTCGGTGATATTAGTTGTCATGCGGCACGCTCCGCCTTCTGCTTGTTGTATACGGCCCAGCTAAGGGCATCGAGTTTGCGCTGACCGGCTTTGTCGAAGAGGTGAATGCCGTTTTTGCAGGCATGCTCGGCCTTCACTTGCTCTTCCAGTTGAGCCAGTTGCTCATAGGTGAGCGTTGCAAGTTTCAGGCGGTTCCAGCCGAAGTTAGGGATTCGGTTGCTCATTTTCCGTCCCCCTCGCGCAGAGAGTCTGCCAGCCACTGCAAATTCATGATCTGCACGCCAATATTGCTGAACTTCTTCTCCAGGTGAGCGATACCCTTCTCGACCCCGCGCGCCTCGGCTTCGGCTACGATGTGATCGGTGGCGGGGGTCTGTTTTGCAATCTCAATTCGATGCAGCAACTCTTCATCGCACGTTGGAAGCCACGGCTCGGCGAATTCAATGGCAGACTTTAACGCTGCGCATTCAGCAGCCAGGGCGGCGTAGTCTTCATATTTGACATATGAGCCAGTGGTATCATCACCCTCTGTCTGGAGCCACGCATCGAAGGTGTTAACGGAATATGTTTTAACTTTCATTTGTTGCTCTCCATAGAAATGGATGTAATAAACAGGTCGGTGGCGGGGGTATCTGCGTCAAGCACAAACTGAAATTCATGAAGCGTTTGCCCATCCATGAAATCACCGGAATAAAAATCGAGAGTGGCATTGTATTTTTGGTAAACCTTGGATGCTTCGTTGAGTAATTCGCGACCTTTCAACTTCAGCTCCACATTCTCCGCAGCCAGCTGCTTAAACGCTTTCGCCAGCTTCAGGAACTTCTGCTCTCTGATCGACAGCTCACCTGCGCTATCCAGGGAGGCGATGAGCTCGTTTACTGCCTGTAGTGTGATAGTCATACAGCCTCCCCAAGCACCCAGCGCAGAGCCGCAGCATAATCGCCAGTGGCACCTTCGAGGGCTTTTGTGATTTCTCTGCGGGTTTTCAGGCGAGGCTTTGCATCACCGAGGATCTGACGCTGACGCCGGGCTTTTTCATGGCCGGTTGTGCCAGCAGTTGCCAGCTCGATTTCCGCTACCTTTTCCCGCTGCTCTTCGGGTTTCAGTGACGCCAGTTGACGCGCCTGAGTAACCGTCACTGTGCCGGACTCTACAGCGTCCTTGACTGCCTGGGTGGCATCCAGCAGGGATAGCGTTGCGCGTACTGTCTGGACACTCACGCCAAACATCAGCGCTAAATCGTCCTCGTCGTGCCCGCGCTCCAGCGCATCAGCCATTTTCTTTGCCCGGCCCAGCGGTGTATCTGCCTGGCGGATTTCGTTAGCACTTACCATCGCCTGCGCCATGCGAACGGCGGAGCCACGTTTAGTGACTGCCGGAACCAGTAACGGCTCTTTGCCCTCTTTGGA